TCTGGAGATTGAGACCACACGCGCCATCGCGGCTCAAATACTGAGGCACCGTTCGTTCACATATCAAGAGTTTTCCCAGCGGTATGCTGATTCCTCTTTGCTAGGTTTTGACAAGATTCCTCTGCCTGAGATGCGTCGTCAGGACGAAAAGAATCGTCAGAACTCTATTGATGATCTTGATCCTTTTGTAGTTCAAAATCTGGAACTGCAGATGCAGACTCTGTTTGATTCTTCTATGGCACTGTATCAACAGATGCTTAATCGTGGTGTGGCAAAGGAGTGTGCAAGAAATGTGCTTCCACTCTGCGTACCTACCAGAATCTACATGACGGGATCCTGTCGCTCATGGATTCACTACATCTCTTTGCGTTCTGCACACGGAACTCAGAAGGAGCACATGCAAGTTGCAGAAGATGCAAAGAAAGTATTCATCGAGCAATTTCCTACTGTCGCTGAAGCCCTTGAGTGGGTCTAAATACAACACATTGAAACTATCATTATGCCCATATATCCTGTAAAGAATAATAAGACTGGAGAAGAACAAACTTTGAATATGACCATTGCTAATTATGAGCAATGGCGTAAAGATAATCCTGATTGGGACAAGGATTGGAGTAAGGGATGTGCATCTGCTCAGGAAGTTGGAGATTGGCAGAATAAACTGATCTCTAGAAATCCTGGATGGAATGACGTTCTGTCGAAGGCATCGAAAGCACCCGGTTCAAGAGTAAAGAAGATCTAGTATGGCAAGACGTAAAAGAGGAAGTAGCATCGATCAACCCATTGGAGTTGGTCTGACTGCTAAGCAGATGAAGCGGAAGAAACCGCTAAGTTCAGAGTATTTGATTGAAGTAGAACCTCTTACAGACAATCAAAGAAGACTATTTGATTCATATGCCGACGACAAGCACATTATTGCTTATGGATGTGCAGGCACCGGAAAGACCTTTATAACGCTCTACAACGCGCTTCAGGACGTTCTGGATGAAACCACGCCATACGAGCGTGTGTACCTTGTGAGGTCTCTGGTGTCCACTAGAGAGATTGGATTCCTTCCTGGCACTCACGAGGACAAGGCAGACATCTATCAGATCCCATACAAGAACATGGTGAAATACATGTTCCAGATGCCTAGTGATGCTGACTTTGAAATGCTCTATGGCAACCTGAAGTCACAGGAGACAATCAAGTTCTGGTCTACGTCTTTCTTACGTGGAACCACACTGGATAATTCAATCATTATTGTGGATGAATTCCAAAACTTGAATTTTCATGAACTTGATAGTATAATTACAAGAGTTGGTGAAAATACTAGAATCTGTTTCTGTGGTGATGCAACCCAGTCAGATTTACAAAAGACCAACGAACGTAATGGCATCATTGATTTCATGAAGGTCATTCGCTCAATGCCTTCATTTGACATCATTGAGTTCGGCACTGACGATATTGTTCGCTCCGGACTTGTCAAAGAATACATCATCGCCAAAATTCAAATGGGTTTTTAATGTTTAAACATGTTGACTTGAGTCTTCCTCAACTTGAGAGGGAGACAATCGATGGGGTTCGCTATTACTCAGTTCCTGATGAAGAAGAACTCCTTAAATTAGTTTCTATTACTTCTGTCACTAGTCACTTCAATAAAGAGATCTTTGTTAAGTGGCGTAAGAAAGTTGGTAATGAAGAAGCAGATCGTATCACGAAAGCGGCAACAGGTCGTGGCACTGATATGCACACGCTGACTGAACATTATCTGAAGAATGAGGAACTTCCAACAGTAAGACCTATTTCGGATTTTCTGTTCAAGATTTCTAAGACTAACTTAAAGCGTATAAATAATATTTACGCTCTTGAAGGTTCTCTGTATAGCAAGCAACTTGGCATTGCTGGCACAGTTGACTGTATTGCCGAGTATGACGGCGAGTTAGCGATAATAGATTTCAAAACATCTAAAAAACCCAAACCACGAGAGTGGATTGAGCATTACTTTGTTCAGTGTATGGCGTATGGTTGTATGCTGTATGAAGTGACTGGAATCTCAGTCAAAAAACTTGTTATTATTATGGCTTGTGAAAACGGAGAGTGTGTAGTTTATGAAGAACGAGACAAAGCAAAATACATCAAGTTACTCGGAGAGTACATTAGAAAATTTGTTCAAGATAAACTGGAACTCTATGGAACCAAATAAAGAACTAGAGAAAGCAATCGCGAGTAAATTTTTGACACCATCAAAGTTTGCAATTGAGATCGAGAAGATCGTTGCTGAGGAGCAGTTCAATTACATTGACGCTATCTGCCACTATTGCGAGATCAATAATCTTGAGGTAGAATCAGTAACGAAACTGATCTCAAAACCCCTGAAGGAACGATTGAAGTGGGACGCCATTCGTCTCAACTTCATGAAGAAAACTTCACGGGCAAAGTTGCCACTATGATTTCCCGCGACGAACTGATGCACCATCGCCTTCAGGCATGGTTGCGCGAAAATAAGTCCGAAGACCTGGAGTATCTTGGTTACTACGAGGATACTCTGGGAGTAAAGCGTCATTGGTATCGTATCGATACTAATCACGTTTCAGTTGATTGTATTGAAGGAATTGATTTAGTAGATGCTGAAAGTGACACCCTTTGAAACTTACCAACATTATCTTTCATTAAAGAATCATTTTACAAATCCAAAATATGATTTCTTTCGCTATGGTGCCAAGACAAGGGCATCCGTAGCGTCTTTTAATAAGAGGAAAGATAAGTATTGGTTTGAAAAAACTTCTAGAAAATATAGCGATGGAGAAGTCGTTGACTTTCTCGTATCAAATTTTGCGTCCGCTGACAACCCACAAAACTTATGGATTGGAGAAATTATCAATTCTGGCGAAAGAGTGTACGCCGATTGGATGAAACGACGACAGAGTTCGACTTACTTGTTCAAAGAACAAAGCAGCGAATTGCTATCGGAGAACGAATTAGAGATTCTGTTCGACTGTTCCAAAGGTCATCCAAAAATTCTGAAGGAGTATCTAAGCGGCAGATTGTCGCTAGAAAACTTCGTGATCTTCGACAAAATTTTCCATTTTTCTGAAAAGTTTGATAAGAAGTTGAGTGACCCAGTGTGGGAAACCGTCAGTTTAAAAATCAAAAAATATGGACCATTCATAAATATTGACGTATTCCAGTTTAAAAAAATCTTACGGGAAATAGTAAATGGGTAGTTTTTTCAAATCGGATATAGTTCGTGAAGAATTAGAACAAATCAATAGTATGCAAGAGGAAATTTATAGCCATGCTATGAGATTTCCCACTATGTCTCGTCAAGAAAAACTGGAGCACATTGAACAATTAACTGAATTATTGCTAAAACAAAAGATCATGTACACTCGGGTATCATTATCTGATGATCCTGAGGCAGTTGAAATGAAGGAAAATCTCAATAGATCTATGCAAATGATGGGGTTCCCCCCACACATGGATCTCAATCACTTCTTCGACTCGATGAACAAAACCATCGATGCTCTGAAGGAACATATTGACAAGTGAGACTCCCTTCGTTATAATATCCAAGTAATCCAAACATCCAATTTATCCGAGGTATCTAATGTCTTTCGCAGACCTTAAGAAGCAATCTAAGCTTGGTTCTCTTACTCAGAAACTTGTAAAAGAAGTTGAGAAGATGAACAACAATGGCGGTTCAGGTGACGACCGTCTCTGGAAACTAGAAGTTGATAAAGGCGGCAATGGATATGCCGTCATCCGTTTCCTGCCTGCTCCGAACGGTGAGGACCTTCCGTTCGTGAAACTGTATAGTCACGCATTTCAAGGTCCTGGTGGATGGTTTATCGAGAACTCTCTGACCACTCTGGGTCAGAAAGATCCCGTGTCTGAATACAACTCGCTGCTGTGGAACAACGGCACCGATGCAGGCAAAGATGCTGCTCGTAAGCAGAAGCGTAAACTGACTTATATTTCCAACATCTATGTTGTCAAGGATCCTGCCAATCCTCAGAACGAAGGCAAGGTTATGCTGTACAAGTACGGCAAGAAGATCTTTGACAAACTGACTGCTGCTATGCAACCTGAGTTTGAGGACGAGGAAGCAATCGATCCGTTTGACTTCTGGCAAGGTGCCAACTTCAAACTGAAGGCAAAGAACGTTGCAGGTTATCGTAACTAC